CATCCTCGTCAAACACCTTGAAGCCGTAAGCAAACACGGTGGTGCTGCCGTTGCCGGAATAACTATTCTTTGTAGTTGTGCTGCTTACAGTCATTTCTTACTCCTTAGAGCCTTTATACATTATTTTCGTGCTTGTTTCTACTGTACCTTAGTCGTCTCAGGGCGCATCTCTACCAGCTTGTTTAGAGCGTTCTTTATGCCAATAGCGTTTTGGAACGGAACTAATGTGTTTAATGCACGTTGTTGGCCTTGTGAAAACTGCAAATCTGGGTTTAGCAAAGAACGTGACACTGCCTGTGCTGTACCTAAGCCTTTGGATATTAGCTGCACACTTGGTATGCCGCTTATAAGATTTGTGTCTAGCCCCGTTGAACGGTACGCAAATACGGGGTCATCAGTAAAGAACGCGCCTCCTGTGTCCACAAGGGACGGGAACAAGGATGCCCAAGAGCTACGCTGGAATGACGCTTTGCCTATTGCCTCCAATGAAAGCATTTTTTCTAAATACTCTTCCTTGTCTTCCCTAAACTGCGCGTTCGCTTGTACTTGAGCCATATATCCTAGACTTGCAAACGCAACGGAGCCTGCCATTGCTGAATAACCGCGAAAATCGTTAGCTTTAATATTATGCAAAAATTGTTTTGCCCACGACACCAGCATAAATGTCCTAAACTGAGTCACGATATTCCCCATTGTAGTGGTCATGTAAAGATTTAAATTTCCAACATCGTTTTGCTGAATGCCCCGCCTTGTCATTCTTGTTATAGCCGCAAAGAAAACATGACGGGCTTCAGCATCATCCCAGGCATTTGCGTTAATATCTTTTATTTTGTAGTTGCGGAATACTAAAGACCTCTGTGTTATGGCGTGTGCGCGTATCTGATTTTGTACACGCTCTGCCATTTCTTCGCTCATGCCTAAGCCAGCCAACCGTTTGCGAGACATTTTTCTTGCCGTAAATGCAAGGTCTGTCATGGTTTGAACGGCGCAACGTGCGGCTATACGCTCAAGCATTAAAGTGACAGGAGCCATTCCAGAAGCGTCAGCCGTAAGCCTTTTTGCTGGCGCGGCTAAAAATAACGCCTTGTCAATCCAGTCGCCCCTGCCTTCACTAAACACACCGATAGTATCTGCCCTGTTCATGGCTTGATTTATATTTCTATCTGCACTGATTCCAGTGGCAGCAATAACATCACGAATTACAGGGTCTTCTATCTTGCCGTCACGCGCTCTTTTTAGCATTGACCTAACTGCTGGCACAGCTTGTAACACACCCCTTAGACCCCCAATGCTTAGTGCGTTGCCCAGCTCACCTACTTGTGTAAACCCGACTTGGTTCATTAAGCGAATAAAATTGTAATCTTGCAACAGTCTTGATGACCTTGCATAAGTGCCAGTAGGGTCTGCCGCCAAAGGCATTCTCCTGTTAATTATAGCGTTGTAAATTGTTTGAGCTACAAGGTTTTCTTTTTCTGCGCGAGGTTTCCCAGCGTTGCCAAGCATTGACTCAGCTTCAGCAAGGTTCTGGTTAAGCATTTTGTTAAATGTAGTCTCGTCTTTGATGCCTACTTGCGCCAACGCAATTCTGCCAGACATGCCGCCAGCATAAGATGTAAATACCTGTTCAGCATCTCTCTCTTGCAAATCTTTTAGCCGGAACACTTCTTCTGTTTGTGTCTGCTTATTAAAAGCAGTGACAGTTTCATTCATGTCAAACCGCAGCCTACGCTTTAGCCTTGCTGGTGTGCCATCAGGTCGCCGTTGAAATAAATCTAACAAACGGTCAGCTTCTTCTGGCGTCATAAACTCTTCTTCAACTAAGATGCTCCGCATAGACTCTGTTTGGTCTGTCGTAAACAATCTAGCTGCACCAGAGTCCATACCTGCTTCGCTACGCCTAATCTTATCAAGCATATGTTTTGCAATCATGCTTGCCGCGTCTTCGTTTAGCTCATCTGTTGCCGTCATAAGAGAACGAGTTAACAAATTCTTTACAACATCATCGCCATAACGATGCGTAGCCTCACCAAACTTAAATGAATCCCAGAGATGGGTGAAGTACGTCAGGTCTTCTGGAATGTTATCCGCGCCACGAACGCCGGAGTCCTTCATGCTTCCCAAAAGGGTGCGTTGTAGTTCTGCTTGCTTTTGCGCGGCACGGCGAACGGCGGGGTGGAATGGCAAGTTGGGGTTTTCTATAGAGTCAGCCACTAACTCCATAAACTGTCTGCGCGGCACGTTCATAGTTCTTTTAAAATAACCAGTAACGCCCGTGAAGCCTTCTGACTTTGCCCACTCTTTGTACGCTGGGTTTACGGTATCGTAATAGTCATTAAGGGTGGCCTTAAATATGTTTGTCTTTATAAGGTCTGCGCTGGGTGCGATGACCTGCGTTGGGTCTTTGCGAAACCCTAAAGGGTCTTCTGGCAGCAGCCTGCCCAATAGGTTGCCTGTAGGTTGCTTCGAACCTAATAGGAACCCCGCCATGTCGAACCGCAGTTTTTCTATAGCTGGGTCTTGCCTTTCGCCGCTTAAATCTAACGCCTCGTCTAAATCGGCTCGTAACTCACCTACTTGTATCGGCCTGTCAAACGGGTTTTCAGCCGCGCCTACTGAACGGTCAATGGTTTCGGCAGAGCCTTCCCCAACAATTTCCCTGTTAACTGCCGTAACAATCTCATGTTGTTGCGCGATATCTGCATCTTTAGAAATCTTGGAAAGCGCTGCGTCAAACTCATCCCCCTTTGCGCCTTTACCAAAAGAAGACAATGCACCGCCAAGAACAAGGCCAGCACTAGCTGAGTACAAAACGTCATACGGGTCTTTAACTGCATTCTGGCTAACAATGTAGCCCTCAATCATAGCATTTGTTGCAGCCGCAGCCGTACCACCCCTAAATGCACGTTGTAGTCTTGATAGTTTGTTGCCCCATATCAAAGGTGCAGCGACACCCTCTGTGGCAATACTAAGGCCAATAGCGGCAGGGTCAGATAAAGCTACGCCAAACCTTACAGCAACGCCTCCCCATCCTAACGATGATAATTTCTTGTCGTTCTCAAGAGACTTAAATGCCTCCTCCCTAAGAGAATTAAGATGCGCTTGGCTAACTGCGTCTTCTACAAAGCCATGATAGTCCTCTGGCAAACCAGATGTAGCTCTTTGATATTCCTCTGGTGTAAGAGAAAAGTCTACGTCAGGCAGAAACTCCTCTCTCTCCCGCATAGCCCAAGACATAATCCAGTCTTCATCAACAGACGCTCTTATTGCTTCGCCGTATGTAGACCTAGCCTCGCCTGCTGCACGTTCTGCTGCCCGTTCTGCTGCGCGGCGCTCGAATGCGAATATAGGTTGTGATGGGCGCAAGAAAGTCTCTTCCTGCACGGGTGGTTCTGGCTCTGTAACAACTTTGGGTGGAAGCTCAGGCTGTGACGTTATCGCCGCTTCCGGCTCTGCTCGTTGTAGCATGTCTAACGGTGCCGCTTCCGGCTTTGCCATAACCTGTGGGACTTGGCGCTCTTCCAAAAGGTCTAGCTGGGCTTCCTCTTCGGCAGGCACAGGCGGCTGCTGCCTTTCCTCTAGAATATCAACAGTAGTGTCGTCAACACTCTCTACTGGCTTTTGAGGCTGCTCTAATATGCCTAAGTTTTCTTCTACCTGCGCGTCAATAACGTCTTGGTTTGCAACGCTTCTGGCCTCTATGATGCTAATAGGCTCTTCTTGCCCAGCCTCAACCAAACGCTTTACCCTCTTAGCCCGTGCATCTGGCGATGGTGGTATCGCAGAAACAGTGCGTTGTTGCTTTGTTGGTGCAGACGCACTAGCAATTATTGTTTCTTTGTTTTCCGGCGTAACATCAGTGTCGCCAAACACTTCAGCCCTTGCCGCTTCAAGCGTTGTGTCTTTTGGAAGTTGCACAGATGACAAGGCAAGTGCTTCCTCTAACATAGCAGGCGCTGTATATAATTTTGTTAGGGCAGATGTCGGGCCGTTCTCGAACGCAATAGCCGCCTTTACAACTTCTGTTAAATCAGCGTTAGATACGTTTGACTTGCCTACCGCTTGACGTACAAAAGCAACGTATTTGTCTGTTGGATTGTTATCAGAAGGGGGTGCGTACTCTGCAAATATTGCGTCTAAGTTACCTTTGTGCCGTTTAATCTTTGTGCGAAAGTCCATGTACATTGCACGGACACCCAACTCAGGGCTACTAAACACAACGTATTTGCTACCATCCTTGCCAATATAAAACTCACCCGTTTCCCCAGCGTAGTTTTGGCCTGGACGAATATTGCCAGGATTATTGTAACTCTGGCTCATCTAGTGCCTCCAAAGCCTACTTGTCCACTTAGCTGCTCATCTACCTCTTCCAGCTCTTCCATTGCTTCAAGGGGGGCTTTTAGTTCCTCAGAGGTTATTCTAAAGCTGCGATGAGGCTTCAGAAGACGTAACTTCATCAACTCAGCCTGATAATTTGTTAAGCCCTCAAAGCGGCCCGTGCGCAACCGAAACTCTGTTTCTACCCTATTAACAAAATTAATCTCTTCGACCTTTGCAGCCGTTATTAGCCTTTGGTCTGCCTTTTCGGTAACAACAAAATCATTAAGCTCTGACTTA